ACTAGTTATATGTGTGCTCTGTTGTATTATTCTAACATTTTTTTTGTTACTATTACCGAATAATATAAAAAAGAATAAAAAACTAATATCCATATTATATATATGTTTTTAGATAACTTCGCTACAAGTATAAAGTTACGTTTACTATCCGCAAATGGTAGGTTTAAAAACGTGAAAAGAGTTGTCGTTGACTATGATAACTATAACGGTAATGTTGGGGGGAATACTAATGAACCATCCGAATGGAATCTTGCACCTTCATTGGTTTATAATCGTAGGATTAAGTTTTATAGTTGTTAAAATATAATACGTATTTATAAATGTAACTTATATTATTATATATACTAATATACTAATATAATAAATTAATATTATATATAATGAAAAAAACAAAAAGAGTAAAGAGAACTAGAAAAATCCATAGTAAGCGTAGAACACAACGTGGAGGAAAATATCGGTATGATATTGATATGTCTACAAATAACGAATTTATGTTTATTACAATGAGAACGACTCCAAAAATAATATATAAAATAGACTTACCGTATCAAAAATTTAGCAAGTATAGGTTAGAATCTGAAGACTATCCTTTAACGTATAGACAAGATAGAACTGTATTTGAAATATTGTACAAAGAACGGTTAAATAACCCCGAAGTAAGAAATATACTATCTCAACATAACATTAATGACCTTTTATTTCGTGAAGTTGTTTTTCCTTCCCCTCTTAAATTTAAACGCCCTATTTCCCCGTATAAAAAAAATATAAAACTCGGTCGTTTTGATAAAGAATTATCTCCTCTTGCTGAAGAAGATTATGTACCAACGCCATCATCATCGCCAACGCCGCCATTATCATCGCCATCACCGCCACCAGCTATATCGGTACTATCGTTATCATCATCCCCTTTGCAGCTAACACCAGAAAAAACTGTACGATTGTCCCCTGTACTGGATAGTGCAAATATATCAAAAACTAGTAAAAAACCTACTCGTATGGGAAGAAGACTGGTAGAAGCGATGGAATTTTCACATTCTCGTAAAAATAAAAAATCTACACCATTACCTGTGTCTCAAATTATGCAAGGTTCTCCATACCTTAGTTTAATAAAAAGAAAGAAATAAACACAAACACGGTCACGAATATGAGAAAAGTATTGGTTAACTTTTTATTTTTTTAGACTTATTGTGTCTTTTATATTTTTTCATCCGTGTATTTCTTTTCTTTCTTGATAGATTAGTTCGCCCCCTTCGCCGCTGTCGCTGCACTCTTCCTCCGCGTTGAGGTCGATTTCTTAGGACTGTTCGTATCATTCCTAATAAATATGGTCTTGTATGCCCCTTGTATTTATCAGACAGTTCTCCCGCCTTTAGAATAACTGCTAGAAGAGGTTGATTATTATATCCTTCTATTGTTAGATACCCATCCTCAAAGGCCATTTCTAAGCTATGCTTCAAGCCGTATGATTTATTTTTAAATTCTAGACCCATAAAATGAGAAGCTATATAATCTGATAATACTCCTTGCGTACAAAGATATAAATCAAGTAGCCTACAAATTTTTCCCCATCTACTATTCCAAAACACTACTTTTTCCATATTTTCCTTATCGGAATCACTTAACTTATCTAATTTATCAAATTTATCAAAATTTATCTTAATACGTATACTATAATCTGCATGAACTGGAACCCAAAAACCGAAATCTACTTTATTAAAAATACCATCATCATCATTGCGTTGAATTGATAACGATTCGATATGTATAACATATTCTTTCTCTCTAAGATTCCGTTGATACGTATCAATAGCATTAACATATCGAGGCCTTTCTAAAATTTTAATCGTCATGCCGTCTCTTTGCTTATCTGTTTGAGTAGTCGCTGCGGAATCATCAGCCAAACGAAATGCTGCTAAGTCACCGATTGCACCGTGCCGCGTTGGTCTTCTATCAGGCGACCTTCGTGTTATATCATGAAATGTTCCAGTAGGTGGTAATTGTGTTTCTGTTTTACCGTCCGACGACCTTGACCTTGACCTATCACTTTTATTTACCCTTTGACTATCTCTGCCGTTATGACTTCTATCACTCATTATATATATAACTACAAAAAAATATATTTTATAACATTTATGATATTTACGATATTAATATATCTTATATATTAATATTAAGTAGTAGTTTTTATTTAGCTAGCTATTTCATATTTATGTCGCAACAATATAAAATTGAAATAGAAATAATGGATAAAAACAAAAGCAGCAATAAAGATAAATCACCAATGTCATCAAAGATTCAAGAGACGGATACCCCCACCCACAAGAATGAAATCATTTCAGGAATGAGTGTACCTAGCGTCCTCCCAATAACGGTACCTACTGCGCTTGTCAAAACCAATCCTGTACCTCCAAGCAAAGAATGTCGTATCTGTTTCGAAAGATACAATAAGTCCACGCGAGCTCCAGTCGCATGTCAGTCGTGTGGATTCGAAGCTTGTCGACAATGTCACACAACATTTATACTGGATGCTTCCAATACACACCCTAATTGCATGGAATGTCACAAGGAATTTCAGCGTGAATTTCTCGTAGAAAATTTCACGCTAAAGTTTGTTTCGAAAGATTGGAAAGAACATCGCGAGCGCATTATACTCCAGAAGGAACGAGCACTTCTACCGACACGCCAACCTGTCGCCGAAATGGTGAAGCGCAAAAACGATTTGAACACTCAGTGCAATACTATTTTGGAACAAATCAACGCCCTTCGCACGCAACATTATCAGTGTTTAACGGAGAAAAATCGTCTTGAACATCGCATACGTGTTGGGCCAGCAGCGGACGCATCTCTTCCCGCATCACAGCGCGAACATCATTCATCATTTGTACGACCGTGCCCAAATACCGCTGCAAACTGTCGCGGGTTTCTCAGTACACAATGGAAGTGTAACTTGTGTAGCATGTGGACATGCAAAGACTGTCATGAAATCAAGGGCGATGTGCAAGATACGCCCCATGTTTGTAATCCGGATAATCTAGCATCCGCGAAACTGATAGACGCGGAAACGCGCGCCTGCCCCAAATGCGGTGCTCGCGTATTCAAGATAAGCGGATGTAACCAAATGTTCTGTACGGCTTGTAACGACTGTGCCTTTGACTGGGTTACGGGGCGTATTGAGACGGTTATTCATAACCCGCATTACTATGAATTTCAGCGCCAACTAAATGGCGGACAAGCACCGCGCGTTCCGGGCGATATTTTGTGTGGACGTGAAATCGACAACATGACAGTTACCGTTGTAACGAACTTGTTTCCTCCTGAGACTATAACACGTAATATGATTATGTGGAGAAATACGAACAAAGACTTTGTTGATGAACGACGCTTGCCTTCCACTATGGCGACTGCTGTTGCTTCTGCTGCTTCAACCCCTCAACGATTGCCTCTGAGCGCAAACGAAAAATGGGAAAGGTTTTATGCGGACTGCATTTTGAATGTAAACAATATGATGGATGATACGGTGGCTGCGGCGGGTGGTGGAGCTGCGGGCGACAAAAAAAAATCATATGTATCAAAAATTGCTGAGCTATTGGTTCCATCGCCCAATGTGGATACTTCTCATCTTCACGAAAGAATGCGCACGGAACGCATGATTCTGTTTCGCAAGTTACAGTTATCTGAAATCTGTCGCTATATTATCGAGATTCGCCATGTTCTGCTGCCGCAGTATCGCGTAGACCCTTTGCGCTACAATGAAGAACTGGGTGTGAAATTCCTGCTTGGTGAGCTGACGGAACAAGAGTTTGCGGTTGCACTGCAGCGTGCGGATAAAAGAATGCAAAAGTCGCGTGATATTCAGAACATCCTTACGATGGTTCTCAATACATCGACGGATATTATATTCCGATTCGCCGACCACCTTCGCCAAACCGATGCGAATAAGCGGACATACCAAGAAGTAACTGAAAAAGACTTTGAAATCATGGATGAAATACGCTTACTCTTTGACTATGCGAACCGCTGCATCAATGTTGTGGCGCGAACATATCAGTCGAAAGTTACCGTGATGCTTGGTGCGACACTCGAATCAAAATATTGGGAAGATGATGGACAAGTTATTTCTGCGAAGATGACGGAGTACAATCGTGCAGTTGGAGTCGGTGGTGTTGCCTATGCTAATCGTGTTGGATACGGAGTTGCGAATTGGTACAACAGGTAATACAATACATGGTACGTGTGAAATATATTTAGGATAGTAAAAATTTAATAGAACACGATAATAGTAAAATATTTTTTTGTAGTTATATATATAATGAGCGGTAGAGCAAAGTCTAATAGAGGAAGGTCAAAGACGCCAGAAACAAACAAAAAAAATGGATCAGAAATAGTAGAAGAAGGCCGATTAAAAGACCGATTATCATCACGACCTAAAAACTTATTGCGCGATAAAGGACCCCGGGCAAATACAGCTCTATGTGACGTTCAAGAATGGCTGCAAAAGCTGGAAACTATACCGAACCAACCATCCCAACAACTACCTGTACAGATGAGTATAACACCTAAAGTTGCAAATCTAGCTCAAATACAACAAGCGGTACACACGATTAGACTTGATACTGCATACGGACCAAATATTAATATTACTCAGACTCCAAATTACGAAAAATTTGCAAGATCTTTTAAGTGTACTAATGTAAGATTTATAGAAAACACAGTGGTTGAATTGGGAACAACGGTTAACTGTTTTATAGGAGCACATTCTGCAGTTAAAGGTATTTTAACAGCCGTTGATCCTCCAAAAGAGGATGTTCCGTATAGTGTACTACACGTTGACATTCCAGACCTTCCCCTTCCCCTTCCTACTAGTTTGCCAAAAGTATCATATGTACTGGGAAATCTTTTACGACAGTCTTTACTCGGTGAACCTTTATTAATGGCTTTAAAAAATATTATAGAAAGTAATGACAATTTGAGTATAGAACAGATATGTCGTCAACTTAATGAAGCGTGCAAAGATCTTAGAACTATAAAATTAAATGAAGTTAAACTTTATTTAGAGTTCTGTGATAGTCAACTTGAGAAACGAATAGAAATATATGGCGAAGAGGCATGTAGTGGCGAATTAGCAATTCCCTTAGACTTCAAACCAGTGTTGCGTAAGTTTGCAGATATTTTTCTTGTACAAGCAAACTATGTACCGTGTGATGGTATTCCTTTAAAGTCTATCGTTTTTTCAAAAGGTTCTTCAGATGTATATAATATATCATGGAAATTCGTAGATCATAGTTTAAAAAATACCCCGGAAAAAACAACAGAGTACGAGAGTTTCGTAAAAAATGTTTCATATAATATTGCACTTAATATTCGTGTAGGAATACCAGGTGTAGGAATATTTGTTATTGATATGTCATTAGATAAAGTATTTTTACACGAGGATGCATTTAAAAATGAATATGAAAGATTTTTTATTATTCTTCCAGATTTTGTAACTTTTTTACAAATGTATCTTTCTAGTGAATACTTTCAAAAATTAATTTGTGATTATGTTAAAGTAAACACAGAACATGGCGATGACCGATTTACAGCTAGTATTCGAACTGCTCTTGCCCCTCATATTATGGTTGTTAGCATATTCGACAAAGGGTGTGCGTCATGTAACGAAGTTGTAGACTATAGAAATGCTACTACACCAGTAAATTTAAACCTTAGTTTAGACTTTCACGATAGTAAAAACACTAGAATTTGCCCATCCGGATATGAATGTTTTACAATATTACCAGACGTAAAACAATTAATACCAGGCTTAATTTTATCACAGTCTTTAATACATGCAACAGTTTCTACAGCATTATCGAATGTTATTACGCCTAGCGATGTAAGTGAAGAATTACATGACACTAGTTTCGGTACATTATTGGGCAAATGTAGCCTGGAAGTACAGCTATCACAATCACAACCATTAGAAAGTCAAGATGTTAATCTATATGGTAAAGATGTTAACTTAGTTACTGAACGTGATATACTTGAAAGTAGTAATCAATTATTACAAGATGTTGAACAACTTCGGCAACCAGTAAGAAACGGTCATAAATCGCTTAGTCATATACTTTCGCTGTTTACCGGGTTGGCGACTTCAGTTATTCATAGTTTAAGAACAACGGTAGGGATGGGTGGTGGAAGTGTCATAAACTTACGTAAATATAGAAAGAAAACAATACACCGGAGACTAAAAAATAAAAAATATTCTAAAAAATATTCTAAAAAATATTCTAAAAAACAAAACAAAATAATACGAAAAACACATAGAGTGAATACAAAATATAAAATCCGAAAAAGCATTAAAAGCAGATAAAGCAGAGAAAGTACTAAAAAATAGTAATATTTTTACATGAAAGCATACGACTACGTATTCTCTGCGATAATTTCGCTATATAATTGGGGTAGATCTATTCTACATTTTTCACTATTATATATTCTTACATTTACAGAATTTCCTTTGATCTGAGTAGAATATCTGTTCCTATCTTCTAGTGTATCTCCGACACTTTCAGTAGTGTGTGTATATCTTAAATTTCTATAGTGTATTTCTACATTCCATTCTCGATTATTACCGTGTTGATTCCAGCCTAATTCTGCATATCTTTGATGCCTCGTTGCGTAGTCTATTTCCGCATGGTTTACGTATTCAGCAAACGCTAAAACATAACCATCGGTACCGCCAGGAATAAACCATAGTATATCACCTTTTTTTACTAGGTATTCGAATCCTTTTACTGCCGATGCGCGTTTCATACCCCAAGTATTAAACAGCGAACTGTTTCTAAAATTACTTCCGATACCTGCATCGCCAATACGTATCAACCAATGATTTTTTGAATCTATTTCATCAAGCTGAAATCTTCCTCCATTACTTGTATATTCGGTAGCATCATAAAATAAGCATAATTCCATTTGGCGTTCAGT